TATCTTATGTTGTTTCAACATCACTTGAACCAGATAAGTCATTTCCGATTATTGGTTATACTGGAAATACGGTTAATAGTAGTAATTATTTAGCAAAAAATTATTTAAGACTACAAGTTACTGGAAATCCATTCACTCTATATGTTACGGGTGTAACGGCAACGACAGGTAATCTTGATTTTCATATTAAACCAAATAATGTAATATTCGAAGAATTTAGAGCGTTGTTAAATCCATATGAAATGTATATTGTGTCACAGCGTGACAACACAACTGGATTTAAATTCAAAATAAAAGACCCAACACTTCTTGATGATGGTAGTATTGTATATTCTGATTCATCACTACTGTGGTCAACAGGTGATGGTTATAATGTTGATGTTAATACACCTAATTATCAGAAATTCTTACAAATTCTTTTGACCGTTGGTGCAAAGTATGATAAAATCAAGACTGACTTGATTGCAAGATTTTTAACACCAGCATCACTTAAGATATATGACTATACTGAGGATGCCAAAATTACTAAACTTTTGAGAATTTATGGTAGAGAATTTGACCAAATTAGACAATTTATTGATTCATTGGTTCACATTAATAAAGTAACATATAATAAGGTTAATAATATACCCGACCAGTTAATTAAGAATATATCAAGAACATTTGGCTGGGATTATTTTTCGTTGGTAAATGAAAGTGAACTGGTTGATACATTTTTAACAATTGATGACAGTGAAAGAAATTTAAATGAAGACATACTTCCAGCAGAGATTGATGTTGAACTCTGGAGAAGAATCTTAAATAATACAAGTTATTTCTGGAAGTCAAAAGGCACTCGTCAGGCAATTAAGTCGATGTTTTTACTTATTGGTATTCCAGAGCCATTCATAAATATTACTGAATATGTATATACCGTTGATGGCAAAATTGACCCAAGACAAGTAACACTATCTGTCGAGGATTTTCCAAATAGTTCATTACCATATTATAATGACAATACGAGTTCAAACTATGGTTATCCAAAAGCTCCAATAGAATCTCCAAGATTTTATTTTCAAATTTCAGGTGATACTGATAGTGGTCAGGCTTATTTAAATAATTTCCGCAACGCTGGATTTAATTTAAATCAAACCATTGATAATAAGAAATCTTGGATGCAAACAGGCGCAACCACAAGAATACATTACAGTACTCCACAATATTATCAGGAAGATAATATGTTGGTTATTAATACAAAAGAAATTGATGTTGCACTCGACACTGCACGTGGTATTGAATATGATGTTTATCGTTATATTAAGTATCAAGACTTTGTTGCAAATTCAAGTGGATATGCTTTACCATATTCATATGTAAATATTTCATTAGCATATACTGGAAGTCAAAATACGTTTACATTACCTTATAATATAAATGGAATTGAAGGTGATTTTGAGGTTCGTTATAATGGTATTCTATTGAATGCTCCGACATTAAGCGGTAGTACTGAACTAACCCGTGCCGACTATACAGTTACTGGAAATTCTTTTACGATTAATCATAATGCAATTAATGTCGGTAATCGAAGGGACGTAATTCAAGCAACCTTTATTTATAGTGGTCTAACTTCAAGTCCTATTTCTGGCATTACAGTTAGATATATTGTGACAAGAGTAAATGCAAAATTAAGTGGAACATACATCCCATTACCAAGTTATCCACGTGGTGATGTGCAAGTTACAATTAATGGTATTGCCTTGACTAAAGGTACGCCACAGTTTATTGCTGATTATATTCTCGACCCAGCCAATTCAACTGGTGGTACTAATAATATTATCGTACAGAATCCCGAAGTAATTTCATATTTAAGTGCAAATCCTGAAGTACAAATAGCATATGTTGATGTTACTGGTAGTACGGATATTAATTCAAGAAGTGAAATTGTCAGGGTTGATAGTTTTAATTCAAGTAAAATATATTTTAACCCGTCCGCAAATAAATATGTTTATAAGTTAAATTATAAAGCAAATAATGCTGCGGACATAAAATTTTTAGTAGATGGTATCGCATTAGAACCCCTTAAGGATTATAATATTAATGTGATGAATCCCTATGAAATATTTTTACCGAACGGCATCAGGTATGGTACTGTTATTAGTGCATACTATCTCGTTGGTGGAAATTCGGCATTTGCGCCAGTGATTGCAGATACATTTGGTATTGGTGATATCAGTAATTTATCGTTCCTTGAGTTTCTTGAGTTAGTTCAGAGAAAAATGATTAATGCGAGAAATAGAAAAACAATAACTGACTTCAAAGGTGGTTGGTATCCAACAGTTCAGCAAATATATGAAATGTATTTACAAAGGTCAAATATCGACCCCGAAAGTAATTTACATTCAAACGGATATACATTTGAAAATCTTTATCCGTTCCTGAGTAAGTATAATGCTTTTTTCCAGAGATTTGTAGACCAATTATTATCAGCAACTATCATTATAAAAAGGGGTGGATTATTGGTAAGGAATTCAATATTTACAAAACAAAAACATTGGTATAAAAGAGGCGTGAACGTTTCTGATATTACCTATATTGTACCACCAACACCATCGCCATATTATTACTATGGTGGTGATGATCAACCGATTGGTGGGGGTAATCTAAGAGGTAGAGCAATTGTTCAATATCTTGGTGATGATGGTAGTATGTTCGTTATTGCACAAGAAGCGGAACAACCACCAATTTCACTGTATCTTGAAACCAAAGCAGGTATTGCGGGATTTGGTATACTAAATAACATAGGTGGTAAAACAGTTGCTTATCCGAATTTACTCACTCAATATGGTGTGCAATACAGACAAGGAACATCTGGTGCTTGGATACAACACCCATTCATTAACGGTAACTTATCTGTTAATAATTATTCTTTAAGTATTTCTGGATTATTGCAAAATACTACATATCAATATAGGGCAGTTGTACAATCAACTACTCTGGGTCTTGGTGCAACTGGTAATACGCTATCGTTAAAAACTTCAGCTACTATCATAGTACCACCAGTACCATCTGGTTTGACCAAACAAAATACTTCAAGCACAACGGCATCACTTGTTGGTACTGGTGGTCGTGCAATTCAAAGATATGCTGATGTTGTCTGGTATGGTATGCAATATTGCTGCATAGGAACTAATTTCAATGTAACACCAACAGAATTCTCCAGTGTTTCTTCAGTACAAAACAATTTGAATATAAGTGTTGTGGGTGATGTTACAAATTACTATACCGCCTCTGCAAGTACTTCATGGCTGAAACCAACACCCGCAATACCCGACCCACCAACACCTGCAGGTATAACACAAAGCATATTAGTTTCTGCCAACAGTGGTGCTGCAAGAAATGGTTGTATTAAGTACATACCAACAATTGGTACGCCAATATGTGTGAATGTATCACAGCTTGCAGTGGTTATACCACCAGTTTCACAAGTAACGATGTTGTCTCGTCTCGGTGGTAGTGGCACTAATTATGATGATTTGAATGTTTACTGTCTTGGTCGAGTAAGTCCACCAAATGTTTCTGGTGATTATTATTATGCACAACTTGATTGGTCAATGGGAAAGCCATTTAGTGCAGCATCAAGTAAATTGTCGGTAAGTGTAACATGTAATGGTGTTAATTTGGGTTCTAATTATTGTTGTGTTGTAGACATCAAGAATGCAATAACATGCGAAGGTAGTTTTCCGTCAACACGCATTAATTATTGTGATTGTTTGGATGTTGAAACATGTGCAGTTGGCAGAAGTGATTTAGTAAGTCCAAGTTATGCAATAATCACAATCAATAAATTAACTGCAGGTGTTGGTAGTTATATAATTGGTGATCCATCTTCATTATCAAGTATAACGAAAAGTAATTTACCTCCTGCACAAATTTAATAAATAAGTATTTATGAAAATAATATTAAAATAACATGGCTTGGACAACTACATCACCACTAACGGCAGGTCCGCTTGGAACGAACAACTACACGCAATCAATCACTGGATTGAGTGCAAGTTCTAAGTATTGTTATAGGGCATATTTTATTGTAGCTGGTATTCCATACTTCGGTGATATCCTCACGGGAACAACTGCTGCAATCGCAATTGTACCACCAACAATGACCACTGGATTCGCAGATACTCCAACCGCATCAAGTTTTTATGTAAATAATAATGAAGTGGATGATAAGGGTGGTGCGCCTGTTGTAGAATACGGTGTTTTATATACACATCTTGGTTTTTGGGGTACTGTTTCTAATTTGACTTATGGAAATATTGGCGCACATGTAAGTAAAGTATCAAATTTTGGAGATATTATAATAAACACACCATATAGTGAAAGTGTAAGTGGACTTGCTGAAAATACTATAACATACTATAGAGCATTTGCAAAAACTGCAGGTGGTGTTGGTTATGGTACGATAAAAACAGAACAAACAGTAGCAATTCTTTCAATTTAAATTTATTAAGAACTTAGTATTTATAATAAAAATAATAGAAAATGGCATTCATCGACAAAAGAGACCCAATTGTATTAAACATTAAGCTAACTTCCAAAGGTAGAGAATTACTATCACAAGGTAAGTTAGACTTCAAGTATTTTGTTTTAGGTGATAGTGAAATCGACTATGGGTTTAATGCCAGTGTTGAAGTGATAGACCCAAAATATACAGCATTTAAATCAAACATTTTAAGACCTGTCGATAAAAATCCGAGTATTATTTCTCAGATACCAAGAAATTTAAGTGGTGACCCATATAATTTAATGACAAATGTACCATATACAACATATAGTGTTGAGAATTCTGTAACTCCATTGGGGTTTTTCACTAATAGCGGTACAACATTTATCACCGATAGTAATCACGTAAAACAACCAGACGCAATGATTCAGGTCAATACAGTTACTGGTGATAGTCTAACATTGAAATTATTGAAAGCACCCACATATGGTACAAGCGGTGCAGAACCAAAAGTGGGTGATTTATTGTTTATTAGGTGGACATGTAGTCAAAGCACAACGGGATATACAATTAATAAGTCATTTGCTGCACCAAATTTAATGTATAGGATTAATGCAATTATTGGTAGTAGTACATTAGGTAGTGGAAGTATAACTGTTGGTGTTGATAGACCGTTGCCTGACTTCACTAATATGAACATTCCAAGTACAGTATTTGCAGGTGCTATGATTTATTATAACTACATTAATTTTAGTGGTGATTCTGCGTTCAATATGTCGTCAACGGAATATCTTGATAAAAGTGTAATATCTTTCTTAGAAAATAGTCAGTGTCCAACAATAGTTTTTCCATTCTGGAATATGTCGATTGTATTTACCGAAGAAATTGCTGGGGTACAGGCATCTAATTTGAAATTTACACAATTTAAAAACAAAGCATTTGGTGGATTTGTGTCATACATCCAAAATCAATCACCTGTTTATAAGAAATTGGGAATCATACATTATACAAATTCGTCACCTGCAAATGTATATGCAGAAGGTTTTAATTTAAAGTCACCTGAACTTGAAATACCGACAATAATGTATCATAGGTCAACAACAAAAACATTGGGTTTGAAAATAAAGGCAATGGGTTCAGTGAAAACACTTGTGGGTGCAACAAAATCACTTAATCTTAAGTACTATGATTTATTCGATGCTAATGATTTATCTATGAAATATCCTCTGGGTAAAGTATTTAATGATTTAAAAATATTTGTAATCGAAGACCAAGAACTACTATTTGCAATGTCATACAAAGCAAATAGGTCGTGGACACTTCCAAATTATGCAATAAGTAAATAATTAAAACAATGAATTACACAGTTTTTACAACATATGCATTAATTGCAACAGGATATACTCAAGGATTGGGATGTAGACCAGCAATTCATTGTAATTATATTAAAAGCGTTGAGATTGATACTCTTAATCTTGACATACATGAAATAAGTTTAAATTTTTCCAATCCCAATGAATTTAAATTTTTAAATAATGGTGTAGGTATTACTGGTTATACTGGACACAGGATATATATGCTGGTTCAAATTGGTATTACTACTACTACATCAGACACCAAACCAAAGGCAGATAAGTGGAAGATATATGATGTCACTAACCAAATTAATGGTTATACTGGCATTTTAACACCATCTGGTTTAACTAATGTGGTATTTAAAGCACCATTAAATTTATACGGTGGAAAGAATGACTACAATTTACAATATTTAAACTACCCGTCTTTTAGTCAAACAAATGAATTAGTTTTTGGTGAGGAACAATATTTCTTTGGCAACGTAACTGCCGATATTAAAGCAGATGTCTATACTACTGACCTATCAATTAATTTGCCGTCAAATCAATTCAACTCAAGTAATAATCTAACTTGGAACGGTGATAAGGTATATGTTACTGAAATTGGTCTGTATGATAGCAATAAGAACTTAGTTGCCATAGCCAAATTAAATGACCCCGTACCTAAAAATTCTTCAATTTCCAGAACAATTGTATTCGCAATTGATTTTTAATTCAAAATAAAAGTAAAATACTATAATTTTTTATAAAATCTTAGTATTTATTATAAATTATGACAATAATAATTTATGATACATATGAAAGATTTACTTACACATAGTGATACAAAGCCTAAGTCTATTATAATCGATGGAGGTTTACATAATAGATTCAAACTACTTTGTAAAGGAAAGAGCATGAAAATTGGTGGCGTTATTGAAGATTTAATTAGATTATATCTTCACGACCCTAAAAGAATTCAAGTAATGATTGAAGAGTCAAAGGAC